GCCCTCGTCGGCTTACACAGACACACTCCTTATCTCATTACTCGTTATTACTTGCCGAGCCGCGGATTTTAAGCCGCCACTCTCTCTAAGCAAAGCCCTCGTCGGCTTACACAGACACACTCCTTATCGCTCCAAACGCCTGATCCGAAACGCAGGATCACAAGCTCAGCATTGTCACTGAGAAGCGGTTAGTACGGCGCGACGTACTCCACCCCTGATCCTCCTGGTCCCTCGCTCGTTGTAGGCGAAACTACAAGACGCAGCGTGAACGGACAAAGTCTTACTCACGCCCAGTGCCGCCTGAGGGGACTGATTGTGGCACCAGGAAGGTTTAGGAGAGTGGGGCGAGTGCCCTTTCAGCGTGGTCCCCGGAGGGCCGAACTGCTATCCTCGAGAGTCAACGAGACTCAACTACGGGTATTACACCCACTATTTCTTAGCGTCCATAGTAGGCCCGACGACGTTCCGTGCGGTTTGGCACTCAGACCAACCACACTCATACGTTGGGGGGGGCTCCGACTCCCGAATCAAGCTATCCTGATCGAACAGCAAGCGGTCGGGAATCGCAACAGACCGCACACCAACTTCTCGCGGTTGTTCGAAGGCTTCTCTCTCTAGCCTTCGACGTCGGTTTACATCGCTTAACCTAGCTCCAGAGAACTGGGAGCCACGGAAAGTCACGGAGCGAACCGGTCCACAAACAGGTTCAACCCTCCTAATGGAAGAGAGAGAGAGGCAGTACCTTAGTGCCGCCTTAACGCGACAATCGTGGAAATCGACAGAAAATTTCCACGCTGCCGTCTCTCTCGCCGCCATCTGGCGGATCTCTGCTGTCGTCTCCTCCTCCGGCAATCGGGAAAACTCTTCACTAGAAAGAGTAATCCCATGCCCAACGGGCGGAGACGGAACCAGAACAGGCTCAGGATCGAAAAGAGCCAACTTGAAGAGTCCCCCGAGTCTCAATGCAAGTGTCCCTCGGAAACCAAGTTCATGAAGAGTCAATCTAGTTGACCGCAACGAGCGAAGTTTTGAGCGGAACCAGACCAACCCTGCGCGGAAGCGCTGGTTACTGGTAACACCTGAAAGAAACAAGGAAAACTCCCTGCCAAGCGAGTTCACGAACTCAGACGACCGCAGACGACCGAAACGTAATGTAGGCACGACCCGAAGGTAGCCACCTACAAAACGTAACAAAGTACTGTTCAAAGAACCGTACTCATCGTCAACAGAAGTCTTTGTTCGCTCGACCTCGAGCCCAAGCTCCCCAACTTTCCCCATCCACACATCTGATACTTCTTTCGTCGATTGAAAAAGTATATCGTCCCCGTTTATCAAACAGGGGGCCGATACCGTCTCTTTCCAACTAAGCCCTGCATCCCGCATAGCGTACAAGTATGCGATGCGATTCTGCAGACAAAGTAGAGGAAAAGAGAGGTAAGAGCCCATCATCTGTCCGATGGAAGGACGACCTACATAATGTCTCGACGAAAGAGGGCAACTAGACGGACCGTCGACCCAATAAAGGATCGGCCGGAGAATCTGCATTGCTCTCTCCTTAACAGAAGCAGGTAAGACGGTGGAAGAGGCAAGGAGTGTACCCAGGATCACCTCTGCGACTTCGATCGACAAATTGTCGGTTGCCGAAGCGTAGTCGCCTGACGTGAGGATACCCTTTCCCTGGTGAAACCCCGCTTTCGCAAGCTTTTCATCCGATATGTCGCCTCGAGACAACCACTTGCACCTCGAAAGGTGGTTATAAATTGTCTTATGAAGTGGTCGGAGGAGAAGCTCATCAGATGAGAACTTCGTCAGAGGACGAGGCTTCCCAGCTGACTGAACGACAATCAACTCGGCCTCCGGAGCCGGGCGATCAGGCCGAGACGGACCCTCGAGAGCTTCCCTAAGGAAACTATCGTGATCAATCCCGGTACCCAATGCGCCCCCTTCGGATCGAGTTGAATCGGTTGTCGCACTAAGCGGCGGAGATGTGAGGAGAACCTGCTCCTCGTAGCCCAGATCCCATCCCTTCGAAAAGAGATGAGACGTTTGCTGGGCTACAAATCGCAGGTAACCGACGGGGAGTTGACGCCTAGGTCGACGAACCCCCTCCACAAGCTTCTCCATCATGGGCCTAGACATGCATTCACATGAATCAGGAAGGCCCTTCTTGATGGACTGCCAGGCCATAATTTCCTTGTGGTCGTTACTCGGGCAGGAACCTAGAAGCTTCTTCACTTGACGACTCTGTTCTAAGCAGTCGCCAGATGGGGAGAAGTTGGGGGCGGGATGTCCGAAGACATACCCCCAATCAGCAAGAGCGCGGCGGACATACTTAGATGTCCGAGCTCGGAACGCGCGACAACGTCGCGGGGCACCTTGTTCACCATCCTCGTTCCTCGGACGCGAGGGAGTGGATAAGGCTGCCATCATAACCAATAGTAGTCGTAAGATTGCTATTGTGCCAG